AACAAAACGGTTACCGAAAGCGGCGACATAGAGGGGGCTGCCACCAGTGGATGAACCACCCGGAGCATTAGGATCGGTAACCGTACCCATTGTGACCGAAGTACCATTTTCAGTGATCACATAAATGTTTTTTTCATCAGTCATCATGGCATAAACGAGATTTCCAACCGGTAAGAACGCAAACCACACGTTACCTGTAAGCGCAATACTGCCTATGATTTGTTGGTTAAAGTTCCGGTCATAGGCGTAGACTGTCGTTCCATCAATGACATAAAAATAATTAATTGTTTTGAATATGACGCGCGGCTCTTGATTGAATATGAGCTTATTCTCATTCAAAAAAGTAACGTGCTTACGCCCCATACAAGGGTACATTGCTTGCTTTTTCTTACCGGCTTCAACGGCCACACCATACCAGTTGGCGCAATCCATAGAGCCAAACTGCGTAAATCGCTGAATATCGTAGTAACAAAAGACTGGCAATTCTTCTATAGGCATTATATCCCTGCCCTAACACGCCAAGCACCGTTCAACAAGGATTGTTCATCACCGGTGATTGCTAAATTAACCTCACTGGTAGATTCCATGATGTCACGGGCTTCTATGTACATGTTTTCTAATTTTTGCGTCCATGCGTCTGCGCGTCCTTTGTAAAAAGCTACATCTCTGGCACAGGCGAATAAAAGATAGCGAATGAAGTATTGAGGTAAACTACTCATGTCACTGTCTTTTGTTAAAGTGGCTAGCTGGAATTTCCCACGGCACATAAAGGTAAAGAATTGACTTGGGGCTGGATATAACCGCAAGTTCACTCTGTCGGTGTCTGGGAATGTAATTACAAAGCGTGGCAATCCTTTTAATGGGTCATACTTCCAAGCCGCCAAATAATCATCACGGGATTTATCAATCAAAGGATAGGTGACACCGCTTAATAAAAGCCAAGCACTATCAAGATTTGCAAGCCGTCCTTCTTTGATATAAACCACGCCCGGAGTAGGCAAAGGGTGCGTGAAGGTCAGAATTGAAGTGCCGTTAACCGCAGCATTGGCCGTTAAGGTCACCAAGTTACCAACGATTGACAATATGGTTGTATTGGCAGGGATTCCGCTTCCTGTGACTACATCACCAAGTTGATACACCGCACCATTCAACACAGTAAAGGAGGGTGAGGCAATTGTCAGCGTCACGGCTTCTGTTTGAATTGAATCAGTGACAAAACTTGGATCTACAAAAACCACGGTGTCAACGGTGTTGTCAACGGGTGCGGTAACAGTCTTTGCTATGGTCAGCATCAATCCGTTACCGGCATAAGCTTGTAATAATTGGTTCAAGACTAACATGCCAACGCTGTCATCACTTCCATGCAAAGGCACAGTAGGGTTTGACGCGCTAATCAGCTTGTACATTTGAAATAAAAAGTCTCGAACGGTATAAGTCATTACTCACCTGTAAGGTTAGATACATCTTCTATCCGTACTTCTTCACCATTAACGACTTCAAAGGCTTCTACTTCTTCGGCTACCACTTCCTCTTTAACCGGAGTAGCTTTAGGCTTGGCTCGGCTTCGTGGGGCTGGTTTCATGGACTTTACTGCTTCCATATTTTCTTTGGACTCAAACCATTGACCGCTAGTGATATCCCTTTCAAATTCATCAAATGAGTTAACGAGCTTTGACTCGCCATTTAAGCCATACACATAGACTCTAAAATGGGCTTTATTTATGTATTGTCCGTTGTAATAAACGGTTTCAGCATGTTTCATTACTTCCCCCTAAAGATAAAACTGGTACCCTCACGAATGAAGGTACCAACCAGATTAAGACATCACGCGAACCGCAAACTCAGGGTTAATGGCCACGCCGCATATAACGTCAATACGGTCTAACTGTTCGTAGTTACGAATGTCAGCACCGAGTGAGTAGGTCATAGACAGTTTGTACAAGTCTGAGTAGCGAGTAACGGCTTCAACACCGCCGCGCAGTTCTTTGATAGGAGGAGCAGCAAACACAACGGCTTGAGTGTGGTAAGCCAGTGATACGTTGTGAGAAGCGTACAGTAACATTTGAGCACCATTAGGAATTGGCGCAGAAATGTTCTGACGAGCACCGTCAACGATAATCTCTGGATTAACAGGGATATCAGCAGTAGAGCCGTTTGCAGAGATGACTTGCGCAGTAACAACAAACTGAGCAGGAGCATCATAGATTGGGTCATAGTTCAAAGGGTTAACAAAGTACACGCCACTAGCAGGAGCGACTTGTATAATGTCACCAACGTTGAAGACTACAGTTCCCGGAGCTTGGCCTAAACCAGTCACAGAAATTGTATTTCCGCCAACAATTGGTCCATTTGTGACCGTTCCGGCTAATAACATACCAGCAGGAGGAGTACCGCCAAGCTGACCAGCACCAGCGATTTGACGAGTCAAAAAGTTGGTTTTAAAGAAGTCAAAGCCTGACAAGTGACCAATGAATCCATCAATCAAAGCACCAGTGTTCACGGTGTTATTGAATACTTGGTACAGGTCATTGGATAAGTTAGCAGCCACGCGAGGAGGAACAGCGTTGTAACGCTTACCATCTTCGGGTATTGCCAATTCAGTCATCAACGCATCAGCACTTAAAATTGTGTTGAAGTCGATAGGCACGCCCGGAGTACCAACGGATTGGTAAGTCTGAGACTGGAATTGGTTAGCAATGAAGTTTTCAACCAAGTTACCTAAACGCTTGGCTCGTGGAGCGTTCGCCATTTCAAGATAAGGCTCATCTCGCGCACGGTCGAATGTCAGGTTAAAACCTGTGTATTCAATCATGGTACGGAATTGCTTAGTAATTGATAATGGACGGATGATTTGAACGCGAGCTTCGGCAGTCGCAGTCGCACCTTCACCGGCTAGATATCTTTCTTCTAAACGGTAATCAAGTGTTTGACCGGTTGCAAAGCGTAAATTCTTAAAATCCCCTTCGAGATTTCGGTTAGCGGTTCTTGCAAATGCAAGACTGTTCCAGAAACGTACAAATACGTCATCCAGAACGTACTGGGTTTCCCTAAATACGTTAGCCATGTTCTGTCTCCCTGACGAACAAATTAAATAAACGCTCTAAATTGAGCACCTTACTTTCATTTGTCCGGCGGAAGACTCATGTACACGCCATTGTTTTTTTGCAAGTGACGGGATCTTGCTGTACACGTCACTTACAGGATAGGGTTGAGTTTGATTTTTGTCAAATCACTAATTAACGCCCTCTTTTGGCAGCTTGTTGCGCTCTTCGTTTAGCATCTGACCGCGCAATCATGTCTTCAATTGAGTCCTCTTTCTTCTTGTTCTCAATCGTTAACTTGCCATCATCCCGGGTTCTTGCAACGGGTCTTGGTGCTTTGCTTTGGGTCGGTGACTTTCTCATGCGTTCCTCAAGTTTGCCCATTTCAACGATTTGCGCGTAAGGGTCGCCAATTTGTGATATGCGCTGCAATTCAGCCGGTGCGCGTTTACTGGCCGCATAGATAAAGGCTGACGGGTCTTTCATGCCACGCAATGCCATTGTCATAAAGTTGGTCATGGGTTGAGTCTCAACTACTTCCCTAAAGTCTTGGAAGCGTTCAGCACCACTAGTGAACTTGTCCTTAAACTCCATCTCGGCATTTTGTTCGCGTTGCTGGACTTGCTGTTGTTGTTCTTTCTGGCTGATTTTCTTAACCGTATGCTCAACGAACTGCTCAAGTTGTTGCTGCCAAGGCACATTAGAATCTTCGTTATACTCAAATCCTGCGTCACTGGCTTGCTGCACTTGTTGCTGTATTTGCTCATTGGTCTGTTGCGGATTGTGGTTTTTAAACCGTTTCCGAAACATTTCGTTAACTTCCTCTTGTGTATAGGTGCGAGGCGGTGCTTTTTCATTGCCGTACTCGTCAACCTCTTTCTCGACTGCCTTGGTTTCGGGTTCGGGTTCATCCTCATGCTCTTGCTGGTAATCATCATGACTGTCAAGCTCAATGCCTTTGACTGGCTCCGGCTCCGTGTCATAACTTGGTGTATCATCATAATCATTTTCTGTGACCTCCGGTTGGTGCTCCGGTGTCGCTGGATGAACCGCTGATTTTCCCGACTGTAAAAAGTCGTCAATGTTTCCGTACTCTGTAGCCATTTAAGTTCCCTCTCTACGTTGTTATTAAAGCTTGTGCGTCAAAATCTTAACCAAGTTATCGGAATGGTTAATCAGTTGGTCTGTCTGTGTCCTTTCAGTTTCAGCCGCGTACCGCATTTCTTGCTCTTTAATTTGAGCAGCGGTTTCAAGTCTTTCATTTTCAAGCTCTTGAAGCTTGTATTGCGCCTCCATAATGATTTGTTGTTTTTTCATCTCAAGTTCTTGCTCTTTAAGCTGAACCTCTTTCGCCTTCAATTGCATTTCTTGCTGTTGCATTTGCATCTGAGCTTGCATTGCTTGCTCTTGTGGACTTGGCTGGCCGTTCTCGTTTGGCATCTTGCCAGTTTTTCCAGCCTCTACAATTCCCGGGGGAACCATAGTTTTTAAGCGATTCTTAATCTCAATCGTATTGGCAAGCGGTAAGTTATCCGCGTACAAATCTGCAATAAGCTGGAATGTTTCAGGGCTTGCTTGTAACACTTGCTGTAACGAATCAAGAGCCAATTGTTTTTGACCTTCAAAACTTGGCCCTGGCTTAAGTCGAACCTCATAAGTACCTTTGCGAATATCGTTTTCAATATGCGCTCCGTACTCGTCAGACTGTTGGTTAATGGTGATATTCTTCATGCCTTCATCGGGTGTCATCAGTGAGATAACCCGTTGCGCATCATAAACACGCGGTATCATTTCGTTGACTATCTCACCACCAACGGCAATCGCTCTATTTATGGAATTAAAAGCCACATAAGTCGAATAAGAGCCTTGACGTGTTCTTGCATCAATAGCAGCACCGGAAACCTCATTGCCTTGCTGCCCCATGCGTGAAGGGTATAAGCCTGTTGAGGTGTATAAATCCTCTAGTGCTAATTGGTATTGAGTAAGCAAAGACTGTGATAGCTCAGGCGGCATGATTTGCTCAGGCTTATGCCCATTGGGTGATTCATCATAAGCAAGCAAGCCTTGGAATGAACCCGGGTCACGCCAATTTCTTTGTGTGTCCAGCCCTTGTACGTTCTTTTTAGAGCCTATAAACTGGTCGTATCGGCTAACCTTGAGCACGAAAGCGGATTGAGTTCTCAGGTAGTTAATGTAACGCTGGGTGTCTTTGCAATCACCAAAGAATGAGCGGCAAATCTGCTTCCCGTTCTTATCGTAATAGCTGTTTTGGTCTACAAAAGGCATGGGCAATTGTTCGGAAGGGAATTCGTTATCATCCAAAATATAATCACCGGCGATCTTATAATGCATAATTTTGTGTTTCTTAATATCGCGCTTCTCTTCAATGCGTACCTGTTCGCCATCATCCCAAAGAGTCATTATTTCGTAATCCTCAATCTCTTCATTCTGATCGCTTGGAGACTCCAAGGTTACGACTTCATCAGTGGCCATACCCGAGCCGGTATCATCGGGTTCTAGCTCTTCGGGTTGCTCCATTCCAATTTGCGGCATTTGCTGGTCAAATCCCATAACAGGCGGATTCATCATCATCATTTGCTCGTCATGCTGGCGATTGATTTCGCGCGACTTCTCAATGATTTCGTCTAGCTCTTCTTGGTTGTACACATTGCCATTTGACATTTTATATAGCGTGTCTTTCTCATACTTACGCTTGTAATGGTCAATGATGGTAATGCCCTCATTATCTGCCCACGTGAACGGATCGTCTCCTTCGCTTGGTTGAACGGCCAAGGCTATTTCATCGGCTGACGCAGTTGGACTCATGGTCTTTGAGATTTTTTCTTCAAGCTCTTTGCCGTAAATGTCACGGAACTTTTGGCGAGTCATGCGTGTAATGTAGCCGCAAACATCCCCGTCAGTTTTATTAATGCGCTCCGCTCCTACATCCCAATAGCAACGTGAAGAATCTTTGAAGTGCCGGGGAACGATATCTAAATCAAATGAACGCCTGTGCGCATAATCGGTATCCCATACGAACGCACCAAATCCGCCAATAAATGCTTGCCCGGCTGCCACTTGGTACACGGTTGTCGCTTCGTTTGAGAACATAATGTCTTTGACTATGAGTTCTCGAAGGTGCGCAACTTCCTGATCGCAATTGGATAGCGGAACGACTTGCAATTGAGGGGTATTTTGTTGTTGTTCGCCTATCAGTTGGTTAGCCATAGTCGCAAGTTTATTCGCAACCATTGGCACTTTCTTGAATGTCTTCAACATGTCTTCTTCGTCATCAGTCCATTGCTGGCCTAAGACAAAGGTGTGCATCATGTGGTATTGGTCAATATTGAATTTAAAATACTCGCGCCATTTCTCGCAAGCAATACGCGCCTCATGCGCGATTTTCTCTGCTTTCTTTGCCATGTTAGATATCCCTATCACGTTTGTTTATTATATAAACATTCCTGCCGCCTTATCTGGTATTCTGTTTGCCTCGTAGGTATGTGAGCCAGCATGTTGACCGTAAGCAAACGTTATCATCAACGCATCGGCCAAGTCTGGGCTATCCATCCCTCGTGACTTGGCATCTTTCTTGCTTTCAATAAACAAACGGCCTGAACTATTATGCCCATACCCTAAACCGCATAGCTCCTTTTGTAATTCCGGGTCGTCTGGTATCTGAACCGGCATGTCTTGGTTAAACCAGTCTCGCATATCTGACCACAATTCCGCACGCAAATTTAAAAACTGGTCTTGGTTATGCGCCTGTCTTGACACATTAATACCCTCAACGCAGTGATAGCCCATTTCTTGCAGCCTATCTACAACGCCAGCACCTATCCCGATACAGTCGATAAACATCTTCATTGGCTTTTCTTTGTCGAGAATGGTTTTAAGCTTCCCGACTAATTGCATTGTATTTAATCCTTGGTACTTCTCAGGCTTGTACGCCAATCGGCCACGTCTACGAATAATCGCGGATTTATCCACGCCACCACGTGCAGGGTCTACGCCAATAATTAAAGCCATGTCACTCTCGACACTGGCCTTGCGTGCTCTACCTACTGGCTCAATAGTAATAAACGTATCAGTCAATGAGTTTAGAAACGCCTCTTCATCCGTGAACGGGTACTCTTGACAAAATATCTTACATTTCTGCTCATTATCCCCGTCAAAATCTTGTAGCTTGTTTCGTCTCCATGCCAAGTGCTCTTTGGTCAACCCATTGGACGCATAGAGCATGAGCCAGTCTTTTTCCTGCTCGGTTAAAACCATCGTGCTCGCATCTTTGGTATATCCATCATCCCAATACCATGGAACAAAGATATTTTCAGCGTCACTTAAACCCTCTTTGGCCGCTTGCCAGTCTGTATAAAACGCATTGGCAATACCTTTGGCCGTTGATTCCTTTATCTTCTCGGTGCCTTTGACATCCGCAACCGTTTGCTCTATCCCTGCTTTTATCTCTGTATGGTTTACATACATGGCATATTCTGACAAGTGCAATAGTTGGTTAGTCATTGACCGACCAATTTGTTTTGAGCCTGCCGTGCCAACCCGATATCCTGAATTAAGCTTGGTAAACACTAGCCGGTTATCATTGTCCTTGTCGGCCTTTGGTGCTAACCCTGCCGGTAAATTGTTATTGTAACGCTTGGTCATCTCAAAAATGGCCTGTGTCGCGTCTGACATGTGGGTTAATATAAAGGCTTGAGTTCCGGGGATGGTCAGTACTTTATGAAAATAGCGTGCCTGAATGTAGGTGCTAATTCCTTGCTGACGGCCTTTTAGAATATTAACCCTAACATAACCAAGCCTTGCGAGCTGGTCTTCAATTCGTTCATGTACATACAATTGCGCCCGATTAAATTTAAACGGGATAATCTGCCCTTTCTTATCAGATATCTTAAAAAAGGACGGTGCAAACTCTATCAAATCGTAAACATTAATCATGTTGAATCTTTATTTCACCTGAGATTATGCGTTCAAGCAGTGACGCGGAATCGTCTTTTTTCTCCGGGTTTTCTTCTGCAAGCTTTCCGTACTTTTTGGGCAATAGCTTTGCAGCAAAGAACTTTCTTGTATCAATTCGTAAGCGGCATCTATTGACATGATCACCATTCAAACGCCAGCCTTCGCCTTGTTCGTCATCGTCTAGGCTCTCCATCCAGTCATTGCGTGAATCATCGGCTATATCAAGGCATTCTTCGGCTAGTAATTCAGTTTGCATCAGCTTTGCTTCTGCGTATTGGGCTGAAAACTCAGGGTGTTTAAACCGCCAAAGGTTGATTGTGGCCTTGGTTGGCATATCGGGGAACATGGCACAAAGCCGCAATAAACCGACTGTGTTCGTGGCTACACGCTCACAAATCAGCAACGCGACTTCATTGCAATAATCAGTAGGACGACCGCCCTTTTGTTTCTCGGACGGTCGTTTTTTAGCAGTCATCAGTTATGCCCCTGCTTGCTCGTTGCGCTTTTCTCCGCGCATTTCGCCACCAGCTTCGCCCGGTTCGCAGTATTTTGGCTGTTGTTTATTTTGCTCATTAACGAGTTTCCCGTACATGCTTGGCACTCCGTTGAAATGAGTATCTTCTTTTGCTTCCGTATAGTCTTTGACTTCGCTCATTTTATCACTCCATGTGAATAAATTATTAATCGATTAATAACAGCTCATGTATAGCATATCCAAAGTTATTCACAAAATCCGTGGTTAACTTTGTGTATAACAATTTTAAATCCTTTTGTGTCTTAGAGTCTAACGTCATTTTCTGCTTAAACCAACTCGAATAAAAATAATTCAAAATATTTGTGCCAAACACTTGTCATATGCCAATAACTTGTCATATAATCACTTTATCAACAAGACAAGAGGCGAAAACATGAATAACAACGATGCTCTGAGTATTTTAAACGTAACCGGTGAATATACCCCTGAACTTATCAAGACAGCTTATCGCAAAGCCTGTTCAAAATATCATCCTGACCGAAATCCGGCAGGTCTTGAGATGATGAAGCTAGTTAATCAAGCGTATGAGGCTTTAAAAGAAGCTACAGGCAACGCGAATGACGGTGACAGCTTGTCTACCTATGGGGAAGACATTTGCAACGCTTTAAACGCGATTATCGGGCTTGGATTGGATATTGAAATATGCGGTTCTTGGGTGTGGTTACATGGTGATACAAAACCGCACAAAGATTTATTAAAAGCTTCGGGGTTCATGTGGGCACCGAAAAAGAAATTGTGGTACTTCCGGCCAGCGGATTATAAATCAAGAGGTCGGGGCAAGTACACAATGGAGGAAATCAGAGAAAAGCACGGAAGCGAGAAGGTAAAAAACAAAGAACGTAACAAGATTGCAGCTTAACAAGGAGCGAAAATCATGAGAAAAATTAAATATTACATGCAATACGCGGAAGGGGATTATACCTGTAGCGTGGAATTACAGACTAAAACGGATGGAGGGGCTAGGAAACTGGCCAAATCCATAGCCAAGCAAGATTCGATTAACTGGTACGATATTGTTTACAAATGCCATGACGGCAGACAGGGAAGACTTTGCAATGACGCAAGAAGATGGAGCTAAGACAATGAGTAAATCAATAAGCAATATAAGTTTGTATGAGTTAATGGCCGAAGATTTTAGTATTCATCTCGGTAAAAATAGTAAGTTTGGTTATAATTTATACTTGGAAGGTTACGAAAATGACAGTCCAGAAATAGAGGAGACAGAAATTCACCCGGCTGCAATTGACAGTTTCGCGCATATTTGCCGGAGGTTTTTAGAACAATATGAACGAATCAACAAGAGGGTGAATAATGAAGAAATGGAGCTTGTATCACTACCGGGCTTTTCTGACGTCTGGCAGCAATTGGACAGGCTGGGTATATGAAATTTACGGAGGTACAGAGCACAATCTGTACCTTATCCGCGAATCTGATGAATGGTTTGAATCACAAATGAGGGCTGAGTGTGCCGCGATTGGGCATATCACTTTGTTAGAGAATGGCGAGGGGTAATTATGAGGGTTTGGATTTTAAGTCGTCTTGAAAATTTCGGCTGGGATGAATTAGAGGCGGTATTTGTTCATCAGCATGCAGCAATTGCGCATCAAAGAGAATTAGAAAAAGATTTTCCTGATGAAGAATACGCCATAGAAAGTGTAACTGTTTACGAAGGGGATTAAAAATGAGCGAAGATGTTTTAGTATCAAAAAAAGAACTGGATGCCCGAGAAGACTTGCAATCACGCACATCTTTTTTGCTTGGCCATACTCATGGCTCTATCGCATCAATCAAAGACAGGTGCCAGTGTCCAGCCACAAGAAAGAGCTTAGACACCTTATTCGAGCACTTAAACAAAGAAATAGCAGAAATCTATTACAAGTAATTAACCGTCAATCAGGTGAACGTCTTTAGCAACCGCACCTTTATCTGATTGACCGGCTTCAAATTTAACCGCTTGACCTTCTTTCAAAGTCTTAAAGCCATCAATTTTAATTTCCTTGAAGTGAACAAAAAAATCTTTGCCGCCACTTGCAATAAAACCAAATCCCTTTCCTTCGTTAAACCATTTAACTTTCCCTGTTTGCATCTTTGTCTCTTCCTTAGTCATTGCGCGATTTGTAAGGCTCAGTCTTGCCGTGCGCATAATCCGGCATACCGTTTGAAATCCATATCTTAACATGAGCTATCAATGCTTCTAGTGGTAAACGGCCATTTAACATATCTTGTTTATCTTCATCACTCAAGAGTCGAGTACTGATTAACTCAGCTTTGACACAGAGCATTTTTCCTATCATTTTCAACAAATCTTTGCACTGCTCTACCGATTGCGGTGTTTGTGGGGATGTTTCCATATTCGGGCAATCCTAGAATCTTTCTAATTACAGGCATATTTTCAGCCATTCCCTTTAAGTGCGCATATTGAGGCAGTATTCCTGACTTTGGCGGATAATCCTTATCCATTTTCTTCTCCTTTCACCCATTTCCCCAAATTGAGAAATGCACAACCACGGGCTTTTAAGCGTATTTAACCCTCATTTCTGGATATTGTTGAAGAGGCTTAGAAACATATCCGTCTTGGTCACGCTCCTTTAGCAATTCCCACTCGAAAAACTGACGTTCTTGGCGTTGTTCATCGGTTTCGTTATTCACTTTGGTAGATTTTGCTTTTTTGTAGTTCTCAATTTTCTCAGTCTTAACCCATTTCAAAAATGTTTTACGTGTAGCCCATAAGCTTTTTTGTGCGTAGTACTCTTGACAGTCAGCAAACAATTGCTCAAGCGTCACATCAAAACCAGCAAACTTGGTATCAAAGAATTCCTGTATCTCAGGTGCGTTTAATGCGCTCAGTTCTGCTAGTTCTTTTTTTGTTTTAGGTTTTAAAGAATCATTTGTGTGTGAAGGGGAATTACTACCCCCCACACTCATATGATCTTTTTCATCTGTATATATAGTATTAGAAACGGAAAATTTTTCCGTTTGGCTATCCGGCAAATTTTTCCGTTTAGGGCAATCTTTGTCCAACTCGGAAGATTTTTCCGTTTGGGGCAAATTCTGGTCATCTTCGGGTTTTTGGGGTTCAGGTTCAGAAAGTTCTGTGCTCAATAAATTGGCAATAGCTTTGGTAATCATATCCATTTTTGGACGGAAGAATGGGGTTCGTTTTCCTTGTACTTTGGCTATTCGCATCTCAATAAATTCTGACTTTTCAAAATCCTTGAAGTATGTACGCAAGGTTCTATCGGTTAAAAAAAGCTCTTCTTGCCACTCCTCATAGGATTTATAAAACCAGCCGTCCTTGCAATAGGTTGACTTATCGGAGTAGAAAACAATTTGATTTAGTAAGTAAGCTTTATTCAAGCATTGGGTTAGTCGGTAATAAAGTTTGGGGATGGTGATTTGTGATTGTTGGCCAGAAAATTGTGCAATCAATAGGTGATTTAAGTTTTTTTTTGCTGTACTCATGGTATAATTGCCTCGTTGTCTATGGGTTAGCGCCCGTTACAGTTCGTGGTAGAACTTATTGTTGTAGGGATGTTCCATACTTATTTGCCGTAAGTACGGGTGAGGGCTGGATGCCCTAATTTTTTATTTCTTAACCATCGTCATTAATCCTAATTGTTCTAAAACTCTAATATACTTAATGATATCACTATCAAGTATTTTGAAATGCTCTTTTATTTGTTCAATTATTTTGTGAGCACCACATTCGCCCGATTCCATAATCATTTTCATATAAGTATAAATGCCAAGCACCGCCAAGTCTTCAATTAAAACGATATGCTTGTTTTCCAATGTACAAAGCGGTAGTTTCTCTTTACTAAAATTCATGTTAACCTCTAATTGTTGTTTTTTTCATGAAACACATCCTTGTTGAGTTCATTAAAGTTCGTTGTAGATAAAAAGAAAGCCCGTGTAGTGTCTCCACTTACGGGCTTTTTTGTTATTCCAACGCTGTTTCTGCTTCCGTCAAAAAATCTTGCAACCATGTCGCTACTAATTGAATCTCGGTTATATTAAAACAAACTGGGTTTGGGTGTTCCCGGTCATAAAGTGAGTTTCCAAGCTTCGTCAAAAGCTCTTCGGCTTTAGCTTGCAGGTCAATAGCCATCAATTCCCCTTTGTTTTTTCTTAGTCCGTGGTTTAATATGTAATCAATACCTCATGCTAGTGTCAAATTCATGGGGTAATGTCAACGGCTTTCGCCAGCCTAATGTTCTATCGCCAAAATAGAGCATTAGGTCATCTTATATAAAATATTGAGTGTTTACAATTAATGGGCTACAGTTTGAGAACATCTTGCCGTTTCTATTCGCTCTATACATTCGCAGAAAGTGCGCCCTATCTCGTCAATCAATTCCTCTGCCGCTTTCAGTTTTATTGAAAGTGATTCAATGCTTACTGACTTCAAAAAGAGTGATAAGAGAATATTATTTACAATCATGACGATTAATGTACGAGTAGGAACGCCAGCAAATGGGCTGCTTTCGTGGTGAATGGTCTTGAGAATAACTTCTTCAATGTGGGAAATCATGCGCAGCATGGTAATTTCACCAGCGCATTGCTCTGTACCTTCCTTATTTGTTATTTCCATTATCAGCTTCCTGTGCCATAAATTCGCCTTCAAACTTTGCCAAGTTTTTATTGCGGTGTGATAGGTAAGAGCGCAGTTCATAAGACACTACGCTACAGTTTAGTTTAATATTAACCTTAATTTCAGGGGTGAGATAGATAACTGTTTCTCCGTTAATCAGAGAAATAATCTCTTTGTCAGTGAGCTTTATTGTCTGAAATATGTTCATTTAATCCCCACAAATCATGGTTTTAAGCTCTTCTTTGGCAAATCCAAGTTTATGTGTTCCTTGGCTTAAATCGAGTACAAGCCGGTCTTTCCATTCAATATACCAATCGCCAATCTGATAACAGATAAAATCTATTTGTTCCGGTGTTAATGATTGTTGATTTTTGAACCATCGATCATATCGAACCGTTACGGAAGGATCGCTATGCTCTAAAACTTCGGCAGTAAGTTTCCATTCATCAACCATCTGACGCTCAGTTGCGCCACCAATTTTAGATTCCTCGGCCTTTCTAATTAATGTTCTTATTTCACGATACCACTTAAAAATTGAATCGGTCATGCTGCTTGGCTCTCCATTAACTGGTCAATAATGTTATGACACTCATTTTCCATATACTGATAAGTTTTATGTGAAAATTGAGGATCTGCCAATTCCATTTCAGTAATTTCCTTGCAAATTTCTTCTAAAACACTGATTTGTTTCGCTGCTTTTTCAATATGGCCAAAGTATTTTCTGGATGTTTTACGGCATGCAATATCACCCCAATGTGCTGCGTCAAATCCTATCCATAAATCATTACACGGAGTCGGTAATAAATCCTTTGCGCTATGGCTTTCATCTTCAAAAGTAACGCCGCCATGACAATTAATATCATCACTATTGACCCTAAGCCCATCAGGAATAGCAACATAGCCACAACGATGCCCATGCTGAGTGAAAACAATAAGATATTCATAGCCTTTATAAGTACCGCCTCCTTCGATGACGACCTGTTCATGTATGGGTAAATATTCCTTCTCACCTTTCATCTCCAATAATTTTGTAATGCAACTCATAATAACTCCTTAATCAACGGCCAATCCCAAACCGATGCCAACCAAAGTGCTCTCAATCCAACTCAAATGAATTTTAAAGTGATTCAAAAAAACCACATAAACCATAAAAATACCCACAAAGCGGAAGAATCTTCCCCAACTATAATTCAAAACCCATGACAAAAAGCGAGCTTGCCAGTGCTGTTTAAACATTTTGTGACTTGGATAACCATTACTTAAATCAATATCCTCATACATTTTTAAGTGTAAATCGGCCATTTTTTTTGTTTTATAGGTAATTCCACACAGGCAAATAAATTTACTCATTTCTTTGCTCCAAAGTCTGAATAAATAGTGCGCAAATGGTCGATATATTCACGGTCAATATCCCTATTGT